ATACTTTGGCGACCCAGCAGTATTCCAAGAACTATATGAAAAATACGAGAGAGCATATAGTATTAAGAAAAAGACTATTCCTGCAATGGAACTATTCTCTGCATTAATTAAAGAAAGAGCTGAGACAGGTCGTATCTATATTATGAATGTAGATCATTGTAATACACATAGTTCATTTAAAGATACTGTTTACATGAGTAATTTGTGTCAAGAGATTACGCTTCCAACTAAGCCACTTAATCACATTGACGATGAAGAAGGTGAAATTGCATTATGTATCCTTAGTGCTATTAATGTAGGACTTATTAAAGAACTAGATGACTTAGAAGAACTATGCGATCTTGCAGTTAGAGCATTAGAAGAAATTATAGATTATCAAAAATATCCAATTAAAGCAGCAGAGAAGTCAACTAAAGCTAGACGTTCATTAGGTGTTGGTTATATTGGGCTTGCTCATTACCTTGCGAAGAATAAAGCAAAATACAGTGATCCATTAGCTTGGGACCTTACACACAGTTTAACTGAAGCCTTCCAATATTACTTACTTAAAGCAAGTAACAAACTTGCAGAAGAGCGTGGAGCATGCGAATTTTTTAACCGTACTAAATACAGTGAAGGCATCCTTCCTATTGATACGTACAAAAAAGAGTTAGATGCTGTAGTTAAAGGTGAACTAAACTATGATTGGGATGGCTTACGTAAAAGCATTGGAATACACGGTCTCAGGCATAGCACTTTGTCCGCACAGATGCCAAGCGAGAGTAGTTCCGTTGTGTCAAACGCTACCAATGGAATCGAACCGCCTAGAGGATACTTGTCCGTTAAGAAGTCCAAAAAGGGGCCTCTTAAGCAGATTGTTCCACAATATAATATCTTAAAAAATTACTATACACTACTATGGGATATGCCTAATAACGACGGCTACATTAATGTTGTTGCAGTTATGCAAAAATTCTTTGATCAAAGTATTAGTGGTAACTGGAGTTATAATCCAACACACTTTGAGAATAACGAAGTTCCAATGAGTGTTATGATAAAAGATCTTCTAACAACTTATAAATTAGGTTGGAAGACTGCTTACTATCAAAATACATACGACTATAAAACAGACGACGAGATTGTGTTTGAAGAACCTACACATTCATTAGGGTGGCACGACGAAACAAAATCAGCTCCAGTAAGAGAAGACTTTGCTACTGAAGAAGAATTTTGCGATGCGTGTGCAATATAAAGGTTGACAATACTAATAAAAGATTGTATACTTAATACTTAGAAGGGATAAAAATTTAATGGCAAAAACTGTATTCAATCGTAAAAAAATTGACTTTACAAAACAAAATATGTTTTTTGGAGAAGACCAAAATACTCAAAGATACGACACATTTAGACACCCTGTGTTTGATAAGTTAAATCAAACTATGCTTGGTTACTTTTGGAGACCAGAGGAAGTAAGTCTACAAAAAGACCGTTCTGACTTTGCAAACTTCCGTCCAGAGCAAAAACATATTTTTACAAGTAATTTAAAATATCAAACATTACTCGACAGTGTCCAAGGACGTGGTCCGTGTCTAGCATTTTTGCCGCACGTATCTATTCCTGAACTAGAAGGTTGTATTGTTACTTGGGACTTCTTTGAAACAATCCACTCACGTAGCTACACACATATTATGAAGAACGTGTATGCTGACCCGTCAGAAGTATTTGACACTATCTTAGATGATGAAGAAATTATCAAAAGAGCAGTAAGTGTAACTAAAAATTACGATGCATTTACAGTAGCAGCTGATAACTGGAACTTCCATAAAAAAGGTAGTATGCGAGATGTAAAGAAGAAACTTTATCTTGCAATGATGAATGTAAATATTCTTGAAGGCTTACGTTTTTATGTTAGCTTTGCATGTACGTTTGCATTTGGTGAGTTAAAGTTAATGGAAGGCAGTGCTAAGATTATTAGCTTAATTGCTAGAGACGAGAGTCAACATTTAGCACTTAGTACGCATGTATTAAAACTTTGGTCACAAGGCAAAGACGATCCTGAGATGGTACAAATTGCTAAAGAATGTGACGAAGAAGTATATGCTATGTGGAGAGATTGTGTACTAGAAGAAAAGGCCTGGGCAACGTATTTGTTTAAAGACGGATCAATGATTGGTCTTAATGATACTTTGTTGAATCAGTATGTTGAGTACATTGCAAACCGTAGATTAAAAGCACTTGGTCTTAAGCAAATATTTGATCAACCAGTTAATACTAATCCGCTACCTTGGACGCAACATTGGTTAAGTAGCTCTGGGCTACAAGTTGCTCCGCAAGAGACGGAGGTAGAATCGTACATCATCGGTGGTATTAAGCAAGATGTTAATGAAGAAAGTTTAAAAGGATTTAGTTTATGATAGAAGTATTAGTACTAACTAAAGATGCATGTATGTATTGTGATCAAGCAAAGGAATTACTAACTAGAATGCATATTCCATTTAAAACTCGTAAACTTAACGAAGATCTTACAAGAGAACAAGTTTTTGAAATGTGTCCAAATGCTAGAACATTTCCACAAATTATAATCGGAAACAAGGTGATTGGCGGATACAGCGAACTAACTACATATATAGAAACAACAGGATTTAACGGTACAGGACACTCATTATAATGCTATTAGAAACACCATATAAGATAGGGGATACCGTATCTTTTAAACTAAGCAGTGGAGAAGAACTTGTCGGAAGACTCGAATCAGAGAACGATAAGTCCTATACACTTAACAAGCCAATGGTAATTATTGCACAACAACAAGGATTAGGATTAGCCCCGTTCATGTTTAGTGTTTCACCAGAAGGCAAATTTAATTTGCAAACACAATCAGTCAGTTGTGTTGCAAAAACTGAAACTGAAATTGCCAAGCAGTACATAAGTACTACCTCAGGCATTCAACTTGTTTAACAACAATAACCAAAGGAGAAAATGATGAGTATACATGAAGAGATCGTACTAGCATTTAATAACTATCTAAAAGAAGCAGAAACGTTTGAAGAAAAAGGCGTCAAAGCTGCAGCAGCTAGAGCAAGAAAAGCACTAGGTGATCTTGGTAAACTTTCTAAATCACGTAGAGCTGAAGTTCAAGATAAAAAGAACGCAATGTAAGATGTGGGCTGTTTGGTGTAAAGCAATTGGTACCAAAGCCTACAACAACAAAGCAAAAGCAGACAAAGTAGCACTCATCCGAACAGGGTGGGTGCTTCTTCATATTATAACATGCCTAGCTATCATACTAAATACTTGTAAGGCGCACAACTTACTCTAAAACGTCATAACACAAAAGATGTAAAATGGCTAAACACATTGAATTAGATCCAACGAACAGACCCTGGGAATACCACTGTGACGGTACCAAGGTTTGGAAGAATACCGGGTCGGCCAAACCTTGGTCCGAACTTGATCAACAACATTACGACAAGGCTAAAGACTATGAACAGTGGAAAGAAACCTTCGGATACGAATGGCAAGACGACCAATGAAATTAGTTCCGGAATAACATTAAAGTTTCGTAGGGAAGCCTACAGAAGATTTTGGATGGTAAAGGGATCTCTTGCTTGTCACCTATGGAATGATAACGACATAATTACAATGCATGATAATTATATTAATAGGCTATGGTATAACGAAGAATCTTACATAGCTGAAGAAGGTTTTGAAGCTGAATGGCAAAAACTTTATCCTAGTTTTAATATAGACGATATTGCAATACTAGGTGGACACTTTGATTAAATAGTCATGAAAAAAAGGTACACTGTTAAGCATACCTTTTTTCATTATAATAAAGTTTAAAGTTTAGAACTTAACAGTAAGTCCAACTTGTGCTTCCTTATCGCCGTTATCCCAGTCTTTATCTCTTGTATCAGTAACTGATAACTTAACTGACATTGTTTCATTTACATTATAAGAAGATCCAATTTCAAAGTATGATGCATTGGAATCCATATCTGTATAATTGCCTTGAAGTGATTTCCAAGTATATCCAGTTTCTACATACGGAGTAAACTTATCAACAGTAGTTGACAATCCAATGTACGGATTAATTGATAATTCGTTCTTAGTAGTAGTATCACCAAAGTCAAACTTTAGTGAATTTCCTACATAAACTGGTGATCCAGGTTTTTGGAAATTCTTACCAGCTTTAATCTGATAATCATCTACGTCTCCATTACGAAAGTATGTAACTTTAGTATCAATTGCTCCTACTTTGGTTCCTTCACCAAATGTAGATCCAACAGCAAAAGAAGTTGCTCCTGTTTTCGGATTAGACATCTCTAGAGAGAACTTCTCTGATTTAAGTGTAATCTTGCCCGATGTATTATTAAAGTTTTCAGCCATAGCTGAAGTAGATAAAGCGACCATTAGTACAGTCGCTGCTAGTGTTTTTTTCATTAATTTTCCTTAATTTGATAGGTAGTTAGTAGAGGGTTATTGTTGTCTCCAGAAATATTTATCATATAACTGAAAATGCTATAGTCGTATGTGGATAGAAAATGCAACTTTTCTGTTGCCAGGTAAGTTGCCAACCCCTACGTGCTTAGTTAGACTAAGCCGCTAATGCCATTTCTGGCGCATAATTGTCATTTGCAATTATAAGTTTTCTTCGCGTTAACCCAGCTTAGATCGGGGTAACTCCACTCGCCTATTAATCCGCCTGTCGATCCTATTTCGGCCCCATCATAAGCACACTAGCGTCAACCCATCCTAGTGCGTATGCTATTCCCATTTCAACACCTAGTAAACATACCAGTCCTAAGATTGATACACATACAGCCATTGGCAGAAACATAAAGTC